CTTGCCAAAACCGTTGACGCGTTTTTCGAGGGCACTTTGGGCTCGGGAGATCGTTTCGATCTCTCTTTCGAGTCCTCGGCAAACAGCGGACACACGCTTGTGCCTGTAGTCGGCTGTCTCAAAATCCGTGTTGGCCTGAACGTACCTTGCGTCTGTTCTAGCTTCGTCGTCTTTGTCTTTGCTTGTCTTGCTGCGCTTTTCAGATCGAATGGACGCCCAGGCAAAGTCCTTTTTGTTGAATGCAGAGTTTCGTTCAGCGGCGACTTGTGGCAGCGCCTCAAGGGCGTAGGAGTACCATGCCGTGAACCATCCCATCAGGTCCTGTAGCTCGGACATGGACAAGGCGCTGAGCTTTGGTGGAAGCGTGGGCCTGTCCGCGAATATCCCTTGTGAGTCAACCGGGCGTTCTGCAGGTGGGAAGCCCATCTTCAGTAGCTGGGCTTCTCCTTTGTCGACCGCTTGATCGTAAGCACGAATACCATCCTGATAACTGAGTGACAGTGAAATCGCCATCTACTTCCCCTTTTTGATTTGAAACATCTTCGCGGCGGCTGTGTGAGACATCTTCTTCGGAGGCTTACACACACCCTTCCAGTTACACGTAGCGCACTGCCACGATGTCTCGCGGTCTGGTACGCCGTCTGACATTGCGGCAGCCCGCACGTTGTTCAGTCTTCTCTGAATCGCATCCCATCTCCTTGGATCAAAGACGTGGATGAACTCCGACATCTTGGAGTCGTTCTTGTTGTAGTAGAGGAACAGGAACAGCGGCAGATCGAAACAAGCCTGATACACCGTGGCCTGTGTGAGGTGGTGTCCGTGTGGGCTGTTCGTGGTCTTGTACCCAGCGTCATTGATCGTTTTGATCTCTAGGCCGAAACGAACAACGCCTTGTGGTGTCGTTACCTGCACAATACCGTCCGTGTGTCCCGAGATATCATACTTGTCGGCGACCGCATTGTTTTTCGGGTTTACGCCGGCCTCGGGGGTGAACTCTATTTCACCTTCACTTCGTTGGGCTATCAAGCTGAGGTACGCCTGTAGTTGCGAGTGCACAGCTGTGCCTGTATCGAAGATACGTCTCAGCTTTGGATCAACCGCCCCTTCAGACGGGGCACCTGTGTAGCTGTAAAACAGTTTACGTTGGCACCCCATAGGGAAGTCGTCCTGCTTACCGGATTTTTCTCCGATCATAGAGGCGTGGAATACGTGCGTACGTCTGCCCGAATCCCCCAACTGTATGTCGGCCTTTATGGACATCTTCTCAGTGTTCATATCTTCCAGAAGCGCATCGATTCGGGGAATCAAGGTCACTTCTTTGAGCAGCGGTTTGTAGGGATGCTGCAGGTCACTTATTCGGGTCAAGTTCATAGGAAAGCTCCATCAGTTGTGTGAATACTTCGTAGGGGACTACTGCGAACTTGCGCTTGTCGAGTGTGCGGAAGTTCATGATCAAAGCAGGAAGCTCCCCTGCCATGTTGGCGTGTCGAATGACGGCGTTCAGGTCTCGGACGTTTACCCGGTAACCGGAAGCGCTGTCTGTGTACTTGTGTTCGATGCGCCATTTTCCTCGAACACGTACATCTGCCTTTTCGTCTTTGTTGCCTGACCCTGGCTGTACTTTGCCCCCTACGTCTCGTGCGAGTTCTGTCTCCAATTTACGTGAGATACGTACACGTCGGCGGCGCTCATTCTTGGTTGACTCACCGGGCTCGTTGCGGGACACAACGAACTTCACGATGTACCCGTGGGCGGCACACACGTCACACAACAGGAACTGCTGTTCGAGTTCTTCACTCGTAGCGTCCCTGAGTGTGTAACGTGTGGTGTCTTCCAAGCGACCGCAGCCCGAACAGCGTTTCCCGTACCCAATACGTCTTACGATCAGGTCGAGAGGATGTTTCAAGCGAACCTCACATGCCCTAGTTCTGCTGCTATGTACGCCAGCGTACGAAGCCCGTTCTGCAGCTCTACGCTGTCCTCAAGAGCACGCAGGAACGTCTCTTTGCTCGTGTAGCTGATCTCACCCTCCATGCCTTTGATCTTGCCGTTGTGCTCAACGATCATAGTACCTCTCTTTGGTCCACGTTTGATCACGTCGTGGGCTTCGCAGTAGTTGTACAGGTCCAGCACCATGTCGATCTCGGGAGGGCTGTAGTGGTAAACGTACATGCCCTTCTTGCCTTCATGCGTGCCCGCCTTGCCCTTGGTCAGTTCCCAGTTGATCTCCTTACCGATCTTATTGACGCCTTGTTTGATCGGCTCTCCTGGACGAAGCTGAATGTCTAACAGCTTTCCGTGCTGCAGAGCGTACGAACCACCGACCTTGTATTCTCGTGCGTGCATCCCTGCTTTGTTCAGGTTTGCTCGGACTTGGCGAATACCAAAGATAGTGGTTTCGTTCTCCCACATATACGGGGTACGTCCCTTCCACCCACAAGCGTCTTTGTCGGCGCAGCTGTAAGACACACCTGCGCCGTGACGCTCAAACGACAACGGACGACTACCGCAAACAGGACAGACCTTTTGGGGGCTGAGCGCTGCTTGTACTTTGCGCATCCACCGGGTCTGTATGTTGGCGGAGTCGGCTACTTTTGCATGGTCCTCCAGGTCTTTCTCGTCGTCTGCCGCCGTCAGCATCGCATCCCAGGAGTCGATTCCTCCAACTTGGTACGAGTTGAGCCGTACCATGTCGACGACTGCTTCCAGCAGCTTCTCTGATGCGGAGCCTCTGAGGATGGTGAAGCTGCCTACCTGTGTTCGTAGACGGTTTTCTTCGGCTTCGGTGAGAAGCGTTCTGCCCTCTTTCTTGCGTCCGCGCTGATACACCTCAATCTCATAGTTGGACATGGCCACGTCGACGCCGCACGCACGGGCAAACAGCTTGTCGTAGTTGAACTCCAAGCACACCATAAAGATGTTGGAGCCGTCTTTGTGGATGCGTTGGTTGGCGCGGAAGTAGTGGTTGAGAAGAAGGTTCTTTCCCACGCCTTCCTTGCCATCGATTTGCGTAAGCCCTCCGGCAGGGACCCCGCCACCACAAGCAATATCCAGGGATGTAATGCCTGATGGTCTGCGGAGGTCCATACGGCCTTCGACTTCGTCAGCACGCTGGATGACGACACCTTCACCGCCCAGCTTTGCTTGGAGGCGTTCGATGAGGTCACGGGGGTTTTCCCTTGGGACAGAGAACGCGTTGACTTGTCGGTCCTGTGATACCTCTTTCTCTTCCTTTTTACGCTTCGCCATTGTCGTCTTTCTCGAACGGCTCGGTGCCTTTTTCGGGGTCCATAGGAACGTTCACGTCAGGGTTGTCTGCTGGCGCGTTTCCTTGGTTGTCTCCTGCCGTCTTTTCCTTTGTTACTTTCTTCGGGTCGATCACTACTGCGTATTTGTCCATCAGTCACTCCTTTCAAAAATCGGTCTTCGTACGAGTCTTTCTTAAGAGCCCTGTTTCCACGTTCTACAGCCAGCTTCAGTTTTGTGCCGCCGACAAAACGCAGCTTCCATCTAGAAGGGGAGATACCTACCTCCCCTGTGAACATGTTGCGTTTACGTCGAGGACCACGCAGGAACATTTCAAATATCCCTACCCTCTGTACACGCACACTGTTTCCGGCACCGACCGCTTCTATGATCACTTCGCTGAAAGCACGTAGAAGCATCTCGACTTCAGCATGGGTGTACCCTGTTTTTCTTGCTATCTCCACTACGACGGAGCTGTGGTTCATTTATGCCTTTGCTGCTGCCCATGAGTAACCGAACCCTGAGTCCACTGCCAGAGGTACACGGAGATCGAAGGACAGGGGATGCTCCATCAACTCTTTGATGATGGCCCGTGCTTCTTCAACAGTTTCCTCGGGCACCTCGAAGATCAATTCGTCGTGAATCTGTAGTAAGAGATCTGCACCCAGGGCTCGTAGGCGCTGATCATTCTCACACACAATCATGGCTTGTTTGGCTATGTCCGCAGCACTCCCCTGAATGATTGAGTTTACGGACTGCCTTTCGATCTGAGCGAACACTGCTCGTGCCTTCCCAGGTAAGTCCTGTCTTTGGTTCCAGGTCAACTGCCCGAGAACCTCCATCTCTGGGAAACGTCGTTGACGACCTACGATGGTTTCGACGCAGGCGTTATCCCTGACACGGTAGTGGGTGTCTTTGATGTACTGTTTGATGTTCGGGTACGGTTCAAAGTACTTTTCGATCAGTGCTTTTGCCTCTTCGATATCGGTTATGCCGAGGGACAGCCCTAGCTTCTTTGGTCCTTCACCGTAATTGAGCGTACTAATCCCAGGTTTCCCTGGGTACTGACTATACCTTTGAAGAGCGACGGAACTGAGGTAGGTTCCGTGTGCAGTCGTGCACGTTAACTTGGTGCTAACACTCTTCACCCACCGTATCAACAGAGAAGCGAGAATGACTACTCTGCCGACAGTTGCCGGCTCTCTGTTGAGGACGTTCTCAGGCGTCCAAGTCGATACGCTACCTTTGAGAGGCAGCACGGGATTGCCTTGCGCATGTGCGTTTAGGTTTCCCCGTTTTGAGTGGGTTTTCATTCGGCCTATATTGTTGGTTGACCGAATCCGATCGTCTTGCTTGCTTGTCTTGCGAAGACCATCTTCTTTTCTGTCTCTGTAAGGCTCTCGCCTTTCTTTTTCTTCTTCACGGCTTTGATGATGTCGTCGTAATCGAAGTCGTACATCAAGCTGGCGGTTCCTGTGTGGATATCCCACCCTCTTTTGATCACGTCGATCATATTCTGCTCATTCGCGCAATGAGCCATGATACGCATTTCCAGCTGCTCGTAGTCGAACACTAGAAGTACGTGTTTGCTCTTCGGCATGAACATGTGCCGGAGCCCGAACCTGTCATTGTCTGGCCGCGGTACGTTCTGAAGGTTTGGGTCTGTCGATGAAAGACGGCCCGTCACAGTTACGTGCTGTGTGAGGGTCGCATGTATGCGGTTCTTCTTGTCCATCCATTTCTGCATACCTTCCAGGTAGGTACTCTTTACCTTCACCAGAGAACGCAGCTCCAGGATGTCTTTGGCTACCTCGACGCCCTGTTCTGCAAACGCCTGTAGTGTAGAGGCGTCTGTAGAGGCTTGACGGACACCTGAGTTACCGCCTTTTGTTTTCTTCTTGGATTCCAGTCCGAGCTTTTCAAACAGGAGCCATCGGAGTTGTTGGACGCTGTTGGGGTTGAACTCTTTCCCGGCCGCTTTGTTAATGCGTCGTTCGGCTTCTTGGATTGCCTTCTGGATGGGAGGGATAAGTTCATCGAGATAGGCTCTGTCCACCATGATGCCTCTGCGGATCATTTTGTAGAGGACGCGTGTGAACGGCATCTCCACTTCCACGAAGTAGTCCCACAGGTTCACGCTGCCGTCTTCGTTGTCCATGCCCTGCAGCTGCTTTCGCAGGTACTTGAACACGTGGAATGTGGCGAACGCGTCAGCTGATGCGTACGAGGTAGCGGCTACGAAGTCCTCTTCCATCGCTCGTAGCAAGCGGTCTTGCAGAGTCTCGTCACGCCCTCTGCCTTTGAACACTTCCTTGAAGTCCGCCATTTGAAGGCCCAGGTAATCTCGTGCAGTCTCTTTGAGACCGTGGCGTTTGTTCTCATCGAACAGCCAGTCCATAGCCAGGGTGCAGTAAGAGTCGCCTTCAGGTGGACGCACACCGGAATTGGCGATCATACAGAAGTCGAAGCCTTGGTTGGTGAAGTACCAGCTGATGCTTTTGTCTTGCGACAGTTCTCGGTCGTAGATTGGGAGCATGTCACGAGAAAAGCAGTAGCGGCTTTTTCCGTCCGGGCTTGCTGACCAGAACAGTACGTGGTCACGCCACCTATCGAGTCCCGTCGTTTCAGTATCCAGAGCACACTCTTTGGTACGTCGGACGTGCTCCACGAATTTCATCATATCGTCTTCGTTGTCTACCCAGGTCACTGGGGGCATATCTTTGATCATAAAACCTCCACAAAGAAAAGAGGGCCCTGCCTTGTAAGCAGAGCCCTCTTGTTACGTGTTTCTACTTGTCGTAGTCGGCGCTGTCGCGCTCGTTGTCTTCGATGTTGCTGCGGCGGCCACGTCGACCTCGAGGTGCTTCGTCCTCTTTGTCGTAGCTGCCACTGTGCCTGTCTGCGTCCGCGCTTCTGTCTTCCCTGCCGGAGTCACTACCGTAAGGGTTTTGGACACGCAGGTACCTTGCCTGGATGTCCAAAGGGTCTCCCGTAAAGACTTGCGGAAGGTCCAGCGGCTTCGCCATCTCCTGCAGTTCCTTGGACAGTTCTGTGCGCGTCCAGCGAGGAATCTGGATGCTTGATTTCGTGCCCTCGCCTACGGTCTTGATGTCCACATCACAGTCGAAGATCGACAGTGGTGAGGGGTCCTGGCAACCAGAACATTCGTGCTGGCAGACCAAGTAGTCCGTGTGGCCGCATTTGCAGGAATACGGCTCGCAAATGATGGCATTCATTTCATCGCGATCACTTTCCTTGGAGAGATCATATTGATCTACGTCCACTATGATCTTTCCACACTTCGCGCAGTCGTGCGAGATTTCCTCGACAGTGCCTTCGCCTTCGCAGTTGGTGCAATCCTTTTCGATCTCCTTGCGAATACCGGCGAGTTCGGCCAGATGTCCTGCACCCATTGACCAGTGCAGGCGTCTCCCGAACACTTTCTCAACACCGTCACGGCAGTAGTCGCAACGGCGTCCCTGACAAAGCACCCTTTCCATGATCGTTTGACCGGCTTTCGTACCCTTCTCGTACTTCTTCGGTCTGCCGCGTTCATCGAGCGCAGGGGTTTCGTGGTACCAGTCGAGGTGCAGCACCGTGTATGCGTGCATGATACGCATACCGACGGTACGTTCGGCCTTCGGCACTCCGTCCTCGACTTCCTTTTTCCACTCGTCATAGCCCAGGCAATTGCCTGATACTTTGACGAGATTACCGTCCTCCATTCCCCATTTGGCGCCGCTCAGGAATCCCTTCTTTGTACGTGCTGAGAAATACGACACGTACTGAAAGAAGTCGTACTCCAGTCCGTCGAACCCAATGTACTTGCCTGGGATAAGACGGATCTTGGTTGTTCCTGCTTTGGGTGGGTTGAATCGGGCACCCCATCGGATGTTGAGTGCGGCTCCTCGTGAGAAGCCGCTTTTGTTCATTCCCGCGTTTCTTTTCGTGACGTATGCGTGGAGGCGACTTCCAGTCGAGAGTCTCTTTGAAGCTGAGTATTCCATTGTTGTCTCCAATTTGTGAAGTGTTGTGCAGCATCTAAGCTGGCTATTGTGTCTTCTTGATCGTACGTATCGGGCTGTGCGCCCTCTTCTGCGTCATCAGGGTAAGTAACAACGTGAACGTGTTTCCCCTGCTGAATCAGTCTCTTGCCTGTGTCTAGTGTTCCTAACCTCCCTGCTTTGTTGTTATCCAGGTACAACAAGATCGAAACGTCCACCTTGGACAAAGTCGCTTCCTGTACCTGTGACATTTTCGCACCCTGTAGTGCCACGACGTTTTCGATCCCACACTGGAGTAACCACGTACACGCCTTGTATCCTTCGACTATGATCAAGGTGTCTAGGTCTCCGAAGAACAACCCCGGCCAAACATTGTGCATGTTCCAGAAGTAGTTGTGGTTCTTGATGTCGTAGCCTCGGTACTTCGTTTCTGCCTCGCGATCTCCTCCGGCAACACGGATGATATCGCGTTCTTTGTATACCTTGTATCTTGGAAATTCATCCAGAACCGTTCGGCCTGAAAGACCCACAAGGTTTCCGTACAAGTCTCGAATCGGGAAGGTTACACGCATACCCTCTCGATCGAAACCCACATCCAGCTTTTTCAACAACTGCTTGTCAAAGCCGTCCCTTACCAGACCCTTTGGACAGTAATCCAACACACCCAAAAGCCCCTCGCTCAGATAACACTGTCCCCGAAGGCTGAACGCCTTGGGGGCTTTTTCGACTTGCTCTTCACGAGACAGGCTTAGGATGAGATCGACTTTGTCGGCGGACGCTCCCAACAGCTTCAAGAACTGCGGGAACGATCCCTTTATCCCGCAGGAGTGGCAGATAAACACTCCTGTGTTCGTGTTGATGTAGAAGGACGGCCGCTTTTCCATACCCTCGTTGTGGAAAGGACAAGGACCGCCGATGTTGTTGGGGCCTGATGTTTTTGTGAAGCGAAGGTACTTTTCAGCTTCTGCGATTATTGTGTCCCGAAGCGCCATTGTATTCCTTCTCTGGAGTCCTGATACGGCTACCGTTGAATGCTGCGGCAACAGCATTTTGCTTTTGATCGCCTATCCTCGACTCACCGACACTTTGCTTGCTCACCTCTTTAAGCACACTACGTATCTCGCTGTGATCGTTGAACACTACCCGTTGGAACTTGTCTGTTGGGTAGCCGCAGTCATCTGTCACCTTTTTCAGTAGGTGCGAGAAGTTCCCGCCAGGATTACCGTTGATGGCGAACCCGGCAATGTTCATTTCTCGTGACGCTGTGATAGCCATGATCAGTTCGTTCGTCTCTTTATTGATACGTTTCTTTATGATCTCTATCCCAAGGTCACAGTCCTGAGCAAAGGCGTCTGCGTACGCCATGTTGGCCGTAGAACTTCCGCTGTTGTTTTCGCTTGCCCTGTTTGCTTGAAGTGTCGCAATCAAGGGGCGGCGGAAATCCTGGGCCAAGTCTTTCAGGTCTTGTGAGATGGCTGCTTGGTCTGTCCACTTCAAAGACTTCTTGCCCTCACGATCATTCCGCATCAAGTAAACAGCGTCAACGAAAATCAGATCGGGATTATGGTCCTCCACTTTCCTTCTCAAGCCGTTTACACCGCCACCATACTGTCTGTCCTCACGATCACTTGTTATGGTGATGGTCCTGCGTTTACCAAATTCAAGCTCGATGGCGTTCTCATCGTGTCGCATGTGTTGTGCGAGATCGTAGAAGGCGTCCTCCATCGTCTTGAATATGCGGGGGTCGTGGTAAGGTATTTCGTGTAGATACGCCTTCTTGTACGCCTCCCACGGAGCACCTATCAGAAGGCAGATCACACGGTCCATCATTTGCTGCGGAGACATCTCACGGGTGTAGATTAGGACACGCGCATTGGCTTCTTGGTACGCGTGAACACAGCAGTGCAGTGCCACCCACGACTTCAAACTCTTCGGTCTGCCGTAGAAGATGATGTATTCGCCATCAAGCATCCCACGTGTTTCTTCGTTCAAAAGCTCCCACGGGTAAGGGAGCCCTTTCAGACCGTTATCCCCTGCGATTTCTTCGTAGCGTTTCACGGCGTCGCGTGTCTCGTCTGCAATGACTACGTCTTGCGTGACACGTCGAGTACGAGAAAGTTGTTTCACCTTCTCTTCCATTTCACGAAGGGCTTTATCTGGATCGGTGTCCGCCCAATCTGAAAGGTAGTCGGTAAGTTTCAGTATCTCCTTCTTGACGTCGTGAACCAAGAAGTCATCGATGACGGCTGACAGTTTTGCCCTGTCTTCAGGAGGCAAGTCTACGGACGGAAACTCGTCCTCGATCATTGATCGTGTTTTGACTTCGCCTTTAGTCCTGCGTGCATGGTAGTAGCTGTGTATGTTGTTGAATACGAGCCGTGCATCGTGGTCTGTGAACTTGCTGGCCGTGATGCCTGCGTCAATAACGGAACGGAAGTCTCCGGTATCTACGATCTTGGCTATGAGCCGGAGATCTTTCGAAACGCCCATCAGTCCTCCTCAAAATGATGTGTGGGGAAAAGAGAAAAGGGTACAAGACTGAGACCAACAAGTAGTACCGTCAACGTGAATTTGACGGTACTACCCGTTGTGCCTGTCCCTAGGAAACGGCCCTACCGCTTGTGTTAAGCGTGTAGCTTTGCCGCGTCGTCGATGATGCGGCCGGCGATTGACTCGAAGTCGAAACGCTGGTCCATATCATCGTACCCCTGTGCTGCTCTGGTCACGGCCTGGACAACACCGAACATGTTCGGCAAGGGCTCCAAGTCGAATGCTTTTACTGATGCGTCACGGAAGTGTTTGGGGGCTTCGCGCTTCACCAGTTCTTTTTCGATCACAAGCGGTGGGTCTGAGACAGGAATCTCACGCAATAGCGCGAAGTTCTTGTTTGTCTTCGCCCATCGTTTCGGGCCTTTGTCGAACACGTCACCGAGCTGGCGATCAAGTTCCACGTCGTCGATTGGGCGGTGCTGTCTGTAGAGCAGGCGCGAATCGCCCACACACATCATTGCACCGTTCAAGCAGACCAAGCGGAAGTTGAACTCGTCGATTGTGATCGCCGTAAACCCTACCTCGCTGTTGCGAATATGGTACCCGTGGTAGACGTAGTCCATATCAGGCAGTTTGCCCTCTCGCTCCGCTAAGTCGTAGATACGACGTACAGCAGGGTTGTCGCTGTTGCGATCAATCATACCGAGGCTTGTTGGTTCTTTCGAGATCACTGAGTAGTGGTTGCAGTGGTCGTTACCCCAGTTGCTTGTCTTGCTCAGGTGGTCCCGCATAAAAGCCAGCTCGCTGATTTGCGAGCCGTACTTCGTCCCCAGCCGATCAAACACCTTCTCATCATCGATCGGGTGGTACGTCGGAGACAGAACGGCACGGATATAACCGTCGCATTCCTGTACACCGGGGCTGCCCGGTTTGAACTTGCTCAAGCGCAACTTCCGCTGGTCATGAGTGCGGGAGAAGCGACGCTGAAGCTCTTCCTGAATTTCAGCAGGCTTGATGTGCTCAGGATCAAACCACTTGTCCCATTGTACGCCGACAATCGACGCTACTTGCCTACGCGCCCAGCTGGTCAGACTGAACACACCTGCTCCTGGAACCTCCATGTGTAGTTCTGGTGTGATCTTGACCGTCTCCATCGAGACAACCCGGTCAGCGTACTTGAGGCTGTGTGTTTCTGCGATGTTCTCGCGCACCGTCTCAAAGCTGGTCAACTTCTTCTTGTTCTGTATGTCGTTTAGATTCAAGCCCTGTCGCATCATCTTCGCTCTCCTTTGTGTCTGTTTTCGTTACTTTGAAATGCCTGTCAATGAGATCTGCTTCCATCGATTCAAGCAGGTCTTTAAGGAGCGCCTGGGTTTGCTCTGACCACCCAAAGGCCCCTGCCGTACATTTACCGTGCGTGTTTCGCACAGCTTTCGTTTTCTCATCCACATCCAACAATGCGTACACAGTTTCCATGTGTACGCCGATCGTATTTGGGAGGTTGGTTACTTTCAGCTCTGTTACCTGTAGTGCGTTGATAACGGCTCTCGCGTCTGTGTACTTCACTTCATGTCCTTATTGAACTCGTCCAAGTAAAGGCCCATATCTTCGGCGCCTTTCTTGGCGAGCTGTTCTGCTGCTTGTCCGCACTCGTCAGCAGCAACTTCGATAGATTCGTGGTCTTGACCGCAGGATACTGTGACCGTGACCGTTGATTCGACGGTGAGTCCTGCTTCTCGGGTACTGAACCACGTTTTGAATCCGCGTGTAGCGGATACCTTTGCTTTCTCGTCTCCAGGATCGAAGGACATTGTTTTTGTCCCGTTGATCTGCTGACGCTTTGATTCTCTTCCATTATCCGTACGGACGACTTCTCGGGCATGACCATCGTATGTTGCCCGTGCTCTTCTGCTTCTCATCAATGCTCCTCTGGTATGGGCGGTAGCGCGTAAGGCTTGGGATTGCCTGGCATACTGGCGGGAGATTGCTCGTCCCGGTGGTACGCCTCACGTACGATCACTTGGTCTACTTCTCCCTGACGTACCAACTGTTCCAGGACTTCCTCGTTTATGTCGTACTCCAATCGCTCTTTTGCGAACAATTGGAACTGCCTGACCGGCAGATGCTCCGCAAGCAACTTTGCGTCGTAGTACGTCTTGAACTTTTTGACAGCACCGATACCGTCAACAAACAGCTTGTTTTGTTCAGAACGTTGTAGCTCCGATTTCACGGCTCGAACAGCTTCATCCAACAGTGTGTTGCGTGATTCAACAAGCTGGTGGAGTTCGTTCAGAACACTGTTTATCTCCGGGTCCTCAAGAAACTCCTTCAGTTCTCTGTTTGCCTCGTTGTACCTGTCTACGGCTGGTTTTGACTCAGGCTCGTTCTGCTCTTGCTTCTTCTTAGTCTTCATCCTCATCTTCCTTCTGCTGATCGGCGGACGGGCTGCGATCTGGGGGAGTGACGCCTCTGTAAATCTCCCTCAAGTGATCGATAACATCGCAGGCCAAACTGAAGTCTGTAGCCGTCTTTCCCCACGGACCGTCTGCACGGTAGTTGTAAGTACTGTCCAGAAAGGTCGGGTGGAACAAGGGCAACAGAGGGTAACGGATATTCGTGTGTATTCCCGGCAACGTTACGGTGTGCATGACCCCGCGACACTTTTCCATAGTTGCCGTTTTACCTGTCAGTGCTTTGTACGCAGCACGGCCAAGCGTAATGATCAAAAGCGGGTCCACGATGTAGATTATTTGGTGCAGTCGTGGGTAGCACGCTGCACACTCTACCTTTGAGGGGTTTCTGTTTTCTATGGTTCTGGTCCCTGTACGGTCATCATCTACTTCCATTGTTGGGCGACAACCAACAACGTTTGTGATGAACATGTCTGTGTCTCTATCTAAGCGGGCGGCATTGAAGAAGTTCCCGAGGGTCTTTCCCGACTTCCCGACAAAGGGTAGACCTCTGAAGTCTTCTTCTGGGCCGGGTGCCTCTCCGACGACGAGGATATCTGCTTCGGGGTTGCCTGAGCCGAACACGACCTTTGTGCGTGTTTTGCTTAGCTCACAGCGATCACACTCGACCCAGTCTTCGTACAGTGCCTGTAGTTGCTTCAGTTTCGACAGCATGTTCAGCCGTTCAACGAGGTGATGATGCCTGCCTCGTTTGCTCTGCTAAGCATCTCGGCCTTCTCGATACTGGCGAGCAGGTCGATTAGACGTTTGGATGCCCGTGCATCTTCGTCGGGCCACATCCAGTAATCCGCTTTGATCCAGATGTTTACCGGTCCTTCACAAGCAGCCATCGGGACGATCTGATTTGCCTGGCGTATCCCCACACCTTGCTGCGTTTGTACCGGCTGTTCAAAAGACACCAGTTGCCGGAAGCCTTCAAACTCGTGGGCAGTGTTATCGGCGAGGGAGACATCTGTGAGGTGAGTGTGCCCGATAAACAGTCGTCCACCTGCTCCAATAACGATCAAACGTCCTTTGTTTTCTGCGTTCATTTCTCTGTTCCATTCTTTGTGTAGGGTCTCAGGATTTCGTATTCGTACGGCCCGCCTTGATCGACAGGCCACTCATGTAACAGCGTTTTCATTCGCCGGCACATCTTGTGGAACTTGGGGATGTTGACGTAGTCCATGATGATGACGACCGGCGTTTTCTTGCCGCTCATCTCTCGTAGGATTCGCCCCATCCCCTGCTGAAGCGTTCCTTTACCACCACCCTCAACAGCCGAACTTCCGAAGGCGGTGAGAAAGAAGATTGTGTCGAGTGTCTGTTCGTCCAACGCTTCCTTCACCAACTGTAGTGTTCCAAAGGTGAGAGGTTTTTCACGGAGGACTTTCATTCGTGCGTCGGGCTCTTCGTCTCCAGTACAGAGCCCTGAGTCTGGGAACATCTGGTGGAGGAGCTTTAGCTGATCTTTGCTGTGGCTCAGGACCAGAACTTTGCGGCCAACTTTGAGGGGCTCGGACACCTTATGCGCGATAAATTCGTTGTTTTCTACGAGGCGTCCTAAGTACCCGCGATACTTGGGGATATTGACCTGTCCTGTTTTGTCGCAGATTTCACGTCTGACCTCTGCGTCGGATTCCCGGATATGGAGTGGGTGTGCTTGGAAGTAGATGCGTGGTTTCAGCTCAGGCATCAGGTCTCTGTGGAAGATGCCTCCGATATGGTACATATAGACACCTTCGAGACCGTCCTCACGTTCTGCCGTAGCTGTGAGGCCGAAACGCTTTCCGTAGAACATGGGCGCGGTCTTGACGAAGAGTGGAGCCGATAAGTGGTGTACCTCGTCGTAATAGACTCCTCCGAAGTAGCGATCAAAACCTACAGGTAGTTCTTCGTATCGCAGGGAGAGGGTGTGAATCATGGCGAGGACGATGCCTCTGCCACGCCAGTCCCAGGTGCGGGGGTTTCCTTGTACGACCCCTACACCACCTTCGACATCGAGAAACGTTTCGATACGTTCTTTCCACTGGGAGATGAGTGTTGTGTTGTTGACGACGACCAGGGCAGGGACACCGCTTTGAGCGATGTGTTCCAGTGCGATCACTGTCTTTCCAACGCCACAATTGTGTACGACCATTCCGTTAGCCACGAAATTGTGGTGAGGGTCTGCACACACGACATCGTATACATCTTCTACTTTGTGTTTAGTTACGGAGTGTACGCGAACAGGCGTAGGCAGCCCGTACCCTAGATTATCGACTCTGTCATCGTTATGGCGGTGCATGTGTTTTGTTGCAGTGTCTACGATCACTTCGTCAGTTGTCTGTACGTCTTGTAGAGGCACCCATCCACGTGTAGTCATTACTTCATGGTCGGAGGTAAGGCGTAAAGATTTTCCGTCCGCCAATTTCAGGGTGTACGTAAGGCGCTTCCCTTTGTGTATGATCGCTTCGACTTTGTTCAGTCTTATTCGTCCGTCTACGTTAGAGCGGATCATTGTAGGAATTGTCTTGTTCCACATGTAGCGTTCGTCGTTGCTACGATCATATGCGTTCTTGATCGTTGTCGAGAAGCCCTTGCCCCCTCGATTGAGCCCTATGACGGTGCTTCCTGCCACGCACGCCAGATTCAGGATTCCACTGTCTGCCTTGTGCATTGACGCGAATGCTTTTTTCTGGCGAGGGCTCTCCGGCTTCTTCTTGTCCAGAACGATCCTGCTTGTGAAGCGGACCTTGTCGA